AGGCGGTGCTTTAGGGGGATTGTTCATTTTATATCTTTTTTGGAGTTACTTTTTCTGTTGTTATGCTGGCAGGATTTCAAACGCCCTCGGAACCCGAAATTTCAAGGCACAGGGGGAAACCACAAACCGCATGCGTAAACGCACACCGATAATACGTATACGCACAGCGGACACCCGAATTCTCCGCATGATACGCATCAGCAGCAGAGAGGAGCTGACGCCATCCCTCCTCGCCATTATCATCTGTGGCCACATAGCTACGCCACCAGTAATCGCAGTAGTGTTTATTGCTTGCACCACCTGTGGTGCTGTTGGGGAAAGTCCACCCATCGGCATAGCCCATGGCAGATATGTAGCCAGCGGTTGTGGGGATAGCTCCCAGCTCCTTGTAGCCCTCCAGTGTGCGTACCTTATCATTGGCAGGGTTGGCAAACTTGGCAGGGTCTTCACATAGGAACAGGAGGCCATCGCCTCCATCACTGGGCTTGCTGTACCATACGCGCACATCATCGTTGTGCAGCCACATATACTGCTGGATAGCGGTGCCCTCCCAGCCTCGGTAACTGGCCACGGTTACAACCTTGTCGGCTCCATCTTTCCAGTTCTTAATGGTGTATTCTACCACGCCAGTATTGTTACCCAGCTTGGCGGTAACGCCACAGGGGATAAATGGATAATAGCCGTTGTAGTTGCTCCACTCCGTGCTGTTTACTAATGTGCCGTTGCCCAGTCCACCCTGTGCAAAGCCATCGGCTGTTTTTGCGGCATTGAAGGCTGCTTGGCTGTCAAGCTCGCCAAACTCTATGGCCATGAGCCAGCTCATTTCTTCGCGGAAACGCCAGCCGCCAAAGTGCCACATATCGCCCAGCGAGCGGCAGCGAGTGCGGAAGGTGTTCATGTTGGCACTGGCACTGCTTATCGGCATACCCAGCATGGAGCGGTAGGTGCCATCCCATGCCGTTTGGTTGTTGCCGCCTCGGTAATCAGCGGCATTGCTTGCCATTACCAGCAGGCCGCTTGCATCGCGTTTGAGAGTGCCGTCTGCATTCCATTGGAGGAAAGAGGCACAGGTTGGCAGGTTGGTTGTGCGGTTGCAGGCAGCTGGCCACGGAGAGCTTGACCGCTCTTTCATGTGAACAAAGCCAGGAAGTGCCACCTCACTAATGGCTATCAGTAAATAATCGCCGTCAAACTCAATGCGGCGGTAATAATCGGGCTTATAGAGCTGCACAATGCCATCAAGGGCATTAAGGCGTGCGGCACCGCCTCCCTCCTTGAGGGTGCTGTCGTTGGCTCCCAGCCAGTAATTGACACTGCCATCGGCATTTGCTATGTAACGCCGTATGCGCTTCTGTATGGGCAGCGAGCGGTGCAGGTCAAGGTTGCCCACGCGCTCCAGCTTGCCATCTGCTACATTATGGCCTCCGTTCTTGAGGTTAATGCGTATGCCATACCACAGGTCTTTGTAAGGGAACTGCGGCACGGTGTTTCCAATTCCTATGAGTGTACCCATAATTTATTGATTATTAGTTTGCTATTATTTGTGCTGGCATACCTGCACCCCAGTATATATCATAGCTGTTAAGCAGCTCCGTACTGGGGGCTATCTCAACAATACAAAGCTCTACCCAGCTAAAGAGAGTTACAGGCACATCGCCGAAATCCTCCTCTGCGTAGAGCTTGCAGTTGAGCAATACATCGCGCTCCAGCGTGGAGAACGTTTTGGGGCGAACATACACCGAAAAGGGCTTGCCATCCTTGAGGCGAAACCCCTTGGAGAGGTCGCTGATTTTGCCCTTGGAAACAATGCGGCCTGCGCTCATTTCGGGGCTAACATAGTTATTGTTTACCTTGTTGCTCATGTTAATGTCGCTTTAAGTGTGCCCAAAGTTAGTCAAAGCGTACCGTATAAGTACGCTTTGAGGTTCCTAACTTTTGAAAGTTAACCCAAATGTGTATCACATAGGGAAAACCATAAATGAAAATGACCCATCATTTGCGCTGGCATCATCGGATATGCCAACCTCAAAATAGGAGCTTGTTTGTGCCAATAATGTTGCCTTGCACCATGCGGAGTTTGAGCCATAAACACACCCCTCACCCTGCAACAACACCTTGTATCGTAGAGAACTATTGTAGGCTGTATTAAAAGTAACTCTATATCGTCCAGTTGATATACGGCTAACCTTTACTAAACTACTGTTAAAGCCCCCAATATAATCAATACTGGCACCTTTATCCGTTCCTTTTACCGTAGCAGCAATACTACACAAAATGTTTCTTTTAGTGCCAAAATAATCAAGGTTGCTGTTATAATTTAGAATCGTCCAACTACAACGGCTGGAGTTTTCTGGGTCGGTAATTGCGACAAACTCAACCACAGCAGACGCAAAAGCAAAATTTTTAGGTGCTTGGCTATTGCTCATCATATCTGAACCATCTAAAGTACCATATATTTTACCTCCTCCCTGTATTGTTACGTTAGTAGTCCAGTCACCGCCTCTTGTGTATATAAAGCAATCGTTAAAAATTATCGCACGGGAGCCTAAATAGTCAATGGAGTTTGGTAGTTCTACAGAACAATGGCTACACGCGATATTTAAGTCGTTTTTTAACCGCCATTGGCCTCTTACACCACCTGTACCTATTTGTTCTGCATCGCTATCTTCAATTTGCTTAAATTTAGTTTTGATATATCCGTCAAACTCACCGCCCAAAGCGTGAATAATGCCAGTAATTTCTGCATCTTTGCTCTTGAGCTTACCATTGTGGTATATAATGGTCATGCCATCTTTAGTGCCTGCCAGTGCCTCCGCATAGGTACCACCAAAGTAGGCGGCAATCTCATTACGGTTGTTGAGCATGGCCTTAAAACCTGCGCTCTCTACCCACTGGCCGCTTTGCTGGAGTGCGCCCAGCTTGAGGAATGTGGAGAGTATAAGGCCACCCTCTATTTGCGTGTAGTTGTTGGTAATGGCTGTAAGCAAATCCTTGTTGGCCGTAATCTGTGCCTCAATCTCTTGGCTGCTCTCGTTCCATTCGGGTGCCTTGTTACCCTCTACCAGTACAAACTTGGTAAACATGGCATAGCTAAATGTGCTGGTAGCTGTAATGTAAAGTCGGGAGTTTGCGCTGCTCAAGCTATTTGCCTTAAATGTGTAGCTTACACGCTGCCACTGGGTAGAGGCAGAAAACTCCTTGAGAGGTGCAACGACATTAGTACCATTGCCATTCATTATGCCTACGCTCAACTTGGTTGTGGTGCTTGCCTTAACCCAAAAGGCCACGGTGTATGTTACGCCATTGGCAAACTTGTTTTGAGGCAGGTTTATGTTGCCTCCATTGCTTTTCATGCCAGTACCAAAGTACCACCAGCTTACTGCATTTGGCTTGGTTACACGCAATACATTACCCATAACGGTATCTGTGTATCGGGAGAGCGTACCCTGCTGTCCTGCGCTGCTGTCAACGCTCAAGCTCCAGCCTGTAAGGTCTTTGAAAAACGCGCCATTGCCAATGTAGTTGCAGCCACCCATTTCAATGCTATCAGCATACCCTTTGCTAATTGCATCAAGTAGCTTGGTTCGCTCGGTATAGTAGGCACTGAAATTGTTGTTGTAGGTGGTTTTGTTTACAGTGCTGTTTGCGCTCATATTAGCCAATATGCTGTTGGTGTATGCAAGCAGAGTGCTGTATGCTGCATCAAAAGCTGTGGCATCAATGCTGGCCAACTGCGCACGCGCCTTTACGGTTGAATAGTCCACCTTAATGTTGGCCATCTCATCCTTGAGCTGTACCTTTTCAGGAGGTGTAATAATACTGTCGCTCGCCATATCGGTAAGCTGCTGGAGGGCATTATTGGCAGCAGTATCATCTGTATAGCCAGCATCTTTCCACTCACTTGCAAGGTAGCGCGTGCCGCTGGTGTTGTCGCGCGATTTAATACATATCTTTATCTTGTAGTTATCCAGCGTAATCCACAAATCTCCCTCCTTGTATGGGCTTTGCGGCGTGCTATTGGCATTGGCGGTAACAAACACATGGTTTTTGCTGTTGGCCAAATTGAGTGCATTGTTGGCAGCCTGTATGGCTTGGCCTATGCCTGTACTCGGAACTTCCTGCCAGTAATAATGCCATAACCGCACCAGCTCGCCATTTACAATTGCAGAGGAGCCTCTGCGGCTGTAACGGTACTCAAGGCCAGTATTGGTGTCAGTGAACATATCTCCTATATGTGCGCTGCGCGTTTCCTCATCCGTCCACTGGTTTGCTGGGGCATTTTCAAGTGTTGGAGGCTCGGTGCCAAACCAATACTCAACGGTACCGTCCACTTGGTCTTGCAGGCTCTGTAATAACTCACTCAAGCCCTCAATCTCTGTATTGGCAGAGTTAAGTTGCTGCTCAAGCTCGGTTATGCTCATAAGCTCACCACTGGTAGAACGGAATTTTATTCGCCCTCCAATCTCTCCGTTATCAAGGTCAAAGTATGTGCTTTTGTCTATGCTCTCAATGCGGCCACAATTTATGCAGCGGCCAGTAATGCGCGTGGCTCCGTATGTAGTTGTTACCTCCCTATAACCATTGTAAACGGAAGATAGAACACCAACAGGAAAGTAGTAGTACAGGCCAGCATCGGTGTTAAACTTTGTGGCAGAGCAAACAAACGCGCCTGTGCCACCACTCTTGAGGCATCGGGCATAGATATACAATGCCGCGCTGGTGGTTAGTGTGAGCTGCACGCTGCTCATAACCCATGTGCGGTCGGTTTCCTCTATGGCATAGTGTATGAGCTGGCCGCCATTGGAGGTTATGCGCAAAACATTGGGGTTAGGTGTGCCACCAACTGCTGCATTGGCCTCAATGAAAATGTTGCGGAGGACAAACTGGCCAGCGCGGTTGCCAACGCTTAACATGAGCGTTTCAATGGAGCTGGGGCGTATGTTGGTGGGGTCAAAATACCCATCGCCATCAAACACCATGCCCAGCAGTTCCTGTGTTGTGCGCCAGTTGGCTCTCGCCCTCGCCACATTGGTAAGGTCATTCAGCACAATTATACGGCCTATCTCGGCATTATCCTCAATAATTTGCTGGATAAGGCTTACCTCAACCGTATCACTCAATGTAACTTTGTACTTGTATGGGTCGGAGCAGCAATCGCGTGTAAAGCCCTTAATGCGTATAGCCTTGGCCACATTGATGTCGGGGTCTTTAATGGGCAAATAATCTCCTACGGCAAAGAGGTTGACAATGCCAGCCTCGCTGCCAAACCTGCGCTTTAGCTCCAGCGAAGAAAGCTCAAGCTCATACTCAACCTTGGGCTGGCTGTCCTGCTCCAAATCCTTTTCGCCAGCGGCCTTTAGCTCGGCCTCTGCATCAACTACATAAGGGTCATTGGGCATAACTATATCCAGCAGCACATACTCTGCACCCTCCTCTATGGTATAGGCACGCCCATCGGGGATTTTAAGCCCTCGGCTATCTTCATACAGGTTGAGAGTGAATGTTTTCGTTGCTGTATCATAATTGGCCACCTCAAACTGGTAGCCCGACAAATTGCAGTTGCCCACAAACTTTATTTTGGCTGGCGTGTCTTTGATAAGCCATTTTGTTTGCCCCTCGCTATCCTTTTCGTTAAGGTCAAACATATCGCTATCTACAAACTTTAGCGGTTGGCCAGCCACCAGCCCTGTAACCGTGCCAGTGCGGTGCGGATAAATATCATCATAGGTGCGGCTGCCCTCCTTGAGGCCAAAGGCAGCTTTAGCTGTGGCGTTTTCAATGTAGCTCTCCTCATTATCGCCTATGCGGAGCCGCAAAGCTCCATTGCGGTACTTGCTTGTTATGTTGCGAGTGCCGCCCTCAATATACAGGCGTGTAATGAGGTTGTTGCTGTTTACATTCTTGCGAGTTAGCTTATAAATGCCGCCTCCCTTGCCGTAGGTAAAAGTGGCAGGGAACAATTTGCCCACCTTGCGTATGTGGAGCTTGAAACGCTTTGTGTTTATAGCCTCAATCTCAAACTCAATGTTGTTGTCCTTGCATACGCGCTGCAACACCTCAAGGCAATTCTCATTACTGAAAGTGTACTCTTTGTGCTCGGTTTCGGGGCAATCTCCCAGCTCCCAAACCTCGCCCAGTGAGGAGGCCACGCGGTTGATGTTGTTAATGAGCAGCTGCATGAGGAGCCGCATATTGGCTACAATGGGGAAATCGGCGCTGGGATTGTGCCCTGCGGCATCAGTATTGCGGTACTGGGCATCAATGAGCTTATACTGCAAGCCCTCAAACACCATGCTGTTTTCAAACTTGCGCTCACTGATTTTTGTAGGCTCGTTTATCCTGTTGAGAGTATATTTGCTGCCAAATATCTCTATGTAATCGCCCACCACCAGCTCCATTGGCTGTGTGCTGTTGGTCTTAACCGTTACCGTGTCCTCTCCCAGCAGCTCATGCTTTTGCTCTGCACTTTTTAGGGTGCAGAGCTTGGCATAACTGGTAAGGCGGTAACGAATAGTGCCGTCACGCTTGTATATTACAATTTGTTCCATACGACAATCGCATTGGTGCTAAATGCCTCAATGTCCTCTATCACGCCAGTAATTACGGCATAATACTCGCCATTCTCGGCATAGTCATGGGTTACGGTTACATTGGTGCCGCACACATCCTGCGTGGTGGTGCCATCGCCCCAGTAGATGTTTACCAGCTTGGAGGTGGAAATGGTTATGCTGATACGCTTATTGGCATCGCTGGTTCTCATGTGCTTGAGCACACGCTTTACTGGTTCGGGTTCGCGCAACACAAGCGTAAACGTGCCAGTCATACGCTTATCGTTCCACTCCTTTTCCACGTTTGTTGCATCGGGCAGGTACACCTCATAAATGAGCGGCTTTGTGGGGTGTATATCCAGTGTGAGGCGGTGCAGTCCTACTGGGCACAGCTCGGCATTTGCCAGCGTGCCAGTGGGGAGCTTATGCTTGGCACGGAACTGCTCAAGGAACTCCTGCATGGCCTGCACAAATGCCATCTTGCCGCCCACTTTGTCAATAAAGCACTCCAGCGTTATCTCCCTCGCCTCATAGCGTGGGCGAGATAGGTCTATGGCCTCGCCGTGGTAGCCGTCAAACTCTACCTTTAGAGGCTCTTTCATTTTGAGGCCATCGGTAAAGCCCTTGCCCTTGCTCACAAACACGCCATAGGTTTTGAAATCCACGCCGTCAAGGAGATAGGCAAGCTGTTTGGTATTATCCAGCTCGTTAATCAGCTCCTCCTGTGAGAGGGCTTTTTGGTACAGCTTCAGCTCATCGACACAGCCGTGTCCCAGCTCGGTATTATAGCAGTCTTGGCAGATGTTTACGCCAATGGGGTTGCCATAGCTACTGGGCACCACGGCACGCTCCAGTATTGAGCCATTGAGGTAAACACATAGCACGTTGCCATCGCGTGTTAGGGTAACAAAGTACCATGTTTCGGGCTGGATATTTACCACGCACTTATAGTAGTGGTCAACTCCGTTGTAGTTTACCAGCACAATGAGGTGCTGGCTTACCTTGTGGAGCTTAACCCATGCGCACAGGGTAAACTCACTTGAGAGGTTGAGCACGCTGGGCTGCACCTCGCATTTGCCATTGCCGTTATATACGATGCAGTTGCCCTGTTTACCTGCCTCAAAATGGGCATTGGTAAGCTCGCCATCTGCGCGGTTGGAGCTGAAATCGTATGTTGTGGCAGCTCCCTCTGCCTCATCAAAAGGCAGGTGTAATACTAAATATTGTTCCTGTGCCATATCGGTGTTATTTATAAGTTTCTGTATCATGGAGCGTGCAGGTAACACATTCGGCATGGCCACTTACCTGCACTTTGCTGTTGCCATACTGGTTTATGTTCACTTTGGCTGTGGGGCTGGAGATAACCACCTCCACGCTGGAGTTTTCAAAGCAATCTATATGCACATGGCTGTGGCCGGTTGTCACTACCTTGAGCCTGCTGTTGTGCCGTACCCAGCACAGGTGTATGTTGTACTGGGAGCTGGTAAATGAGGCATCACACTCTCCCACAAAAGCATTGCGGCGCATCGGCTCCACCTCGCCCACAGCATCTATAAAGCCGCCATAATTGGCAGCCTCGGCTCCCATGTAACTGCGCATAAAGGAGAGGCTGGGGAAATCCTTTTTTACGCACTCCTTAATGTAGTAGAAATAAGCCTCTACAAGGCGGCTGGTGCGGTTGTGGCTGTTGTGTACTCGGCTTATGCTCTCGGCACAATGGCCGTGCGCCATGAGCTGCTGTAACTCTTTTAGTCTATCCATACGCTTTTACTGGTTTAAGCCCTTTGCCCTCAATGGGTCGCTGGCTATGGTGGTTCTTATGTTCTCAAGGCTGGCAGTTATGGCACGCAAATGGGTGTTGGCCGTGCCTGTGTTGGTGTGAATGCCATACAGGTATGTAAGAGCCTGCCTAATGTTGTTGTCTATGCTCTGCATGGAGCTGTTAAACTCCTGCTGCACCATGAGCATTTCCATTTGGCGTATGCGCATTGTGGTAAGCTCTCCAGCAACCATGCTCGCCGTGTCCTCGGTACAGCCCTGTATCTGCCCCTCCAGCGTTTCCTTGGTATCATCCACATCATCGCTGAAATCCTTAAAATACTCCTCAAAACTTTGCAGCCCCTCGGTAAAGGCATCGCCAGCGTTTTGCAGCATCCTTTTCCAGTAAGCGAAGTTGAAGCCTGCCACGCTGTTGTTATGGGCACCCATGTGGGCGGCAAGTGCCTCGGTAAAGCTGTTTACGACAGGCTCAATGAGCTTTAGCTTGAGGGAGTTTTTAACGGCATTGGCAATGGTGGTGTTAAATACCTCATCAAAGCTCTTGGCACTATCCTCCATGTTGCCAAAGGCATCTGCCCACGCATCGGCCAGCTCATTAGACAAATCACGGAAATTGGTTTGCACCAGTGTTTCGGTAATCTCGCGCTCGATGTCGGCAATATCGCGTGCAGCCTGCTCGGCATTGGCCAAATACTCCTGCACCTTGCCATCATCACGGTCTTTGCTCTTTTTGCTCTGCTCAAGGCGTGCCAGCTCCCTGTACTCCTGCTGCTGCCTTTTAAGGTTCTCAATGGCCTTGCGCTGCTGCTTGTAGTAATCCTCGCCCACGGCATTATCCACTCGCCATGTGATTTGGCTGTAAGCACGCTGCAAAACCTTGAGCTGCTGTTCGTGCTGCTTCATTTCGCGCCTAATGCGGCGGCTGGTGCTGTCAAAGAGAGAAATTGCAGAGGTAATGAGGCCAACGCCTCCCGATATAATATCCATGGGGTTGCTGGTAGCAATACCTTTGGCGAGCTGCCCAGCTCCACCAATCATATTGCTTATATCTCCCAGCATTTCCTGTGTTACCTCATCGCCAGCAAGCCCCAGCTCCTTGAGGCCGTTGACAACGCTGTCAAACCCCTGCTTAACAAAATCAATACTGCCAGCGATGCTGTCAAACATCTGCGCAAATTTCTTGCTCTTTTCGGGGGTTCCATCGGCAGCGGAGTTATATGCCTTAATGGAGTTTACAAGGAGCTTAAAGGGGTTTTTATTGCCCAGCACTTGCTGCTCCAGCTGTTCAAGCTGATTGGAGAGGCGTGTTTTTATATCAACATCGCCAATGGTTTCAACCTGCTTTTTGAGGTCGGCCAGTATGGTATCAAATGCGCCGCTACTCAAATACTGGGCATTGGCAAAGAGGTTTTTCCAGTTGTCAGTAGCCTGTATGCGTGTGGCATCTATCTCGGCAATGGTCTTTTGCCGCGCCCTCTCTGCAAGCTCTGCCTGCTGGGTATAGCCATGCTGTTTGAGCCATGTAATTTCCTGCTCAAACTTTTCTTCGGTTTCCAGCCGCAACTGGGCATTGGTTTTGTATGTTTCAAGGAGCTGCTGCTGCAACTGCTCCGTTGTCTCGGTAATTCTGCGGTCAATATCCTGTATGGCTCTTGCTCTGTCCTCTCCGATAAGGTTGCCCTTGCCCTGTTGCAGCTCCATCTTGCGCTGTGCCAGCGTGGAGAGATAATCGCCCAGCGTCCTGCTGTTTTCCTTGGCTTTGTTGAGAGCATCGGAAAATTTCTCCATTTCGGTTTTTACGCCCTGCACATCGCGTAGCTGCTCTTGGTAGGCAATGAGGGCGTTGCCGTCAGTTTCGGTAATAGTGCCGTTATCCATCTTTGCCTCCAAAGCGGCCACTTTACCCTTTAGCCATGCCTCATAGGTGTTGCCCTGTGCAACCAATGTGGCAAACTGGGCATTGGCAGCCTCGGCACCATAAGCCTCAAGCCATTTGTAATACTGGGTGTATTGCTTTTTGCGCTCCTCAATCTCTGTGCCCACCAGCTCACTCTGTGCAATCTCGTAGCTGGCATTTTCATTGGCACGCAGCTCATCAAACTGGGCAGCAACATTGGTGGGCATGGTTTTCTTGGCAGCCTTGTATTTTTCTGCCAGTTCTGCCTGCTCCTTATCAATGCGAGCCAGTTCCTTGCGGTGTTGTGCCTCAAGTTCGGCCTGCCTTTTCTCAAAGCCATCTTTAATGAGAGCCAGTCGGCTTTCTTCAACCTCCAGCCCCAAATCAATCACTTTTTGGTCTATGGCCTTTTGTGCATCGGCAACTTTCTTGGCGGCACTTTGGGCTGCACTGCCAGTTTTGGGCAGTTTAGCCTCCAGCTTGGTAATCTGCGCGTTGTAATCTTTCCACGTTTGGCTGCCCAGCTCGGCGGCTCCGCGCAAATCCTTGAGGCGTTTAACCTCATCATTTATGCCATTCTCGGTATTGAGGTTGTTTTGCTTATTGGTAATGGCAGAGTTTACGGCATTGAGCATGGTAAGTGCATTCTCAAAACCGTAGGTTTGGCAGTTTATGGTAACGGTGGAGCCGCTTAACTGGCCAACCAGCTTGTGCAGTTCCTCAAGGCTCAAAGTGGTAATGTCAATCTCCTCCTTAACATTGTTGTCAAGGGGCTGGCCGCTAAACATACCTGCAACCTGCTGCTCAATAATGGCCACGTTGGCCATGCACTGCTGGCTGTCGGCAATGGTGTTATCCACAAAGGCTGTGATAACATCGCGGAACTCGCTCAACTCCTCGCCAGTTGCGCCTGTGGTTTCGGTTATGCGAGTAAGGATGTCGTTAATGAGTTTATCGTGCGCCTCGGTATATGCAGAGCCAGTAAGCGTGGCCAGCTCCTCGGCACCCTGTACGGCTCGCAACTGCACACTTGCCCAAAGGGCATCAGTGGCTTTGCGTATGTTGTCTGCTGCGTATTCTACGGACTGGTATGCGTTAATATAAATATCACCTGCATAAGTAGGTACCTCCTCAAGTCGGTGGAATGAGGCATCTTTGGCCTCCTTGATTAAATCCTCCAGTCGACTCTCCTGCTTGCTTTGCAGCTCGGCCTGCTCCTGCTCAATGTATTTAGCCTTTATCTTGGCAGCGGTGCTACGCTCCACAGCCTCAATAAGCTCATCATGCTTTGCAATCTGTGCCTCCAGTGCTGCATTTTCCTCCAGTATGGCCACTTTATGCTCCTCGCAGAGCTGGTTTACTTTGGAGAGTGCGTCCTTGTACTCCTTGGAGCTACTGGAGCTGTTTTTGAGGATAGAGAACCACAGGTTCATCTTGCTGTAACTATCGGCCACAGCATCGTTAAATTCGCCCTGTATTTTGGTTGTTTCCTCCTCCTCTTGGCCAAACATCATCAGCACGCTTATAAGCGTTGTGGCTGCTGTAATTATGGCCGTAATAGGGTTGGCTATCATGGTTGCCCACAAAGCCTTTAATTTGGCTGTAAGGAAAGTGGTAGCGGTGCTTAACAGGCCGCTGGTAGTAACCTGCATTGTATCGCTGGCAGCTTTGGCCTTGCCAGCAATAGCGGCCTGCTGTGTGGCCAGCGTGGCTATCTTCTGTGTGGCAGCCTCCTTGGCCGTGCGTGTGGCCTTGAGGTCGCTTATAATGATGCTGTGCTGCTTGAGCTGGTTGTGCTGCTGCTCCTTGAGCATAGCCACGGCCTCGGTGTTGCCCTCTGCCTGTGCCAGCGCAATCTGCACACGTGTCTGCTCAATCTTATTTTGGCTGATACGGTACTCCTGTAAGAGCGTGGCCTGCTTTTGCTTGAGCGTGGCCGCCTCCGTGCGTAGAGAGGCCATTTTTGCGGCGTTTTCCTGCTGCTGTGCCCTTATGGTGTTCTCAACGGCCACAACATACTGGGTGCTGTTGCGTGTGAGTTCCTGCTTGGCCAATGCTTGCCGCTGGTCGGAGTTTAATATGCTCTCGGCGGCGGCCAAATACTCAATGCTTGTGTTATTGAGGTTTAGGCGGCTCAAGTAAAGAGCCTGTTCCTGTGTCAGCAATCCCTGTATGGCCTGCACCTTGAGGCCGCGCAGTATGCTCTCCTGCTGCTCCAGTGTGAGTGCCTTTTGCAGCTCTGCGCTGTATGCCTGCTGGGCTGCTGTGAGTGCGCCCTGCTGCATTACATACGCCTTGCCAGTATTGGTAAGGCCGCCCATGAGGAGCGTGCGAGCCTTGAGCACTACATTATCCAGAGCGGCAATGCGTGTGCTGTTGCCATGAGCAATGGCAACGGCGGCAGCGGCCACTCGGTAAGAGCCATATATGGCAATGAGCGACCCCATAACCTTGAGGCAGGTATCGTAATTCTCTACCAGTGTGGCAACGGCAGAAATGCCTCCCGATAATATGCCCTCCATGTTGGTGCCCATGTCATTGAGCATCATATCCCACGCATCGCCCAAATTGGAGAGCTGGCCAGTGAGGGATTTTGACTGCTCCTCCATAAGGCCATAGAACATACCACCCTCATTTGTGAGGTTTTCTATTACCTTTTGAACTTCGGGAAAGCCGATTTGGCCAGCCGTAACCATGTTGTTAATCTCGGTTTCGGTCTTGCCCAGCTCTTTTGCAAGCTCCTGTACCAGCGGAATGCCGCGACCCATGAACTGCCTTACATCCTGTGTAAAGAGCCTGCCCTGTACCATGGTGGTGCCGTACAGCATAGTGAGGTCGTTCAGCGGTATGCTCAAGCCGCTGGCAATGTTACCCAGCCTTACAAGGGTATCATTTACCGTGTCCGCGCCCTCTCCATAAGCCAGCAGTTGCTTTGCGCTGTTTGCAACGCCTTGCAAATCAAAGGGAGTGGAGGCTGCTGTGTTTACCAGCTCGCCCATGAGAGCCTTGGCTTTCTCCCCATTCCCCAGCATGGTGCTAAAGGCGATTTCTAACTGCTGGAACTCGCCGCGCACCGAAATCATATCAGTAACCCAGCTCTTGAGCATGGCAGTAACGGCCAGCCCTGCCACGGCCTTGCCTATATTACCAAAGCTCTGCACTATGTCGCTGGAACCATCCTCAACGGTTTCCTTAAACTGCATAATGCGCTGCTCATCACGCGCCAGCATCTCGTTTATGTTGCTGTCGCGGATAAGCACATCAAAAGCCAATGCTCCGTTGTTATTTTCCACTATGTAAGGCTGTTAATATAGTTTATAAAATCATCTGCGTTATCTTCGGTAAGCTCCATGTCTCCGTTCTCAAACTGGTTGTTGCCGCTGCCTGTGCCTGCACTCTCCTCATCATCGTAGCGTGCTTGGTCTGCCAGCATACGCTGCACAACCGCCCATGCAATACCTTTTGTGAGGTACTCCCATGTCCAGTGGAAGTATGCGCATATTGCCCCACGCTGGCCATAGAGGCTGTTTAATCCTCTTGGCTCTCTATGCGATTCGGTATTGTTGTCCTTGCGCTGGATAACAATCGCATAGAGTTGATAAAATCCGCTAAATTGTTTGTGAGGTCTATTGCCTGCACCAGTTCCCACAGGGTGCTGTTCTTGAGCCATCGGGAAAAGAATTCGGTACGCTCGGAGAGCTTTTT